CTTAAGGCGCGCGTCGTTCGTGGACTTAAATTCCTCAAACGCAGTCATAACTTTTTCGATGGCAGAATCGGCCATGGTGGTCTCCTGATGATGTGGTGGTTACTGAGAGCGTGCCGCCGGCTAGGCGATCAGCGCTTTGATGCGTTCCGCCAGCTTGGTGAGCTCGGCTTCGCTCTTGGTTGCCGCTTCTTCTTCATCACGAAGATCGTCGTTCGGCTCTGCTTCGTCGCGAAGCAGCATGCTTTTGAAGATCGCAACAGCTTTCACGCTGTCCGCCCGCGACAGGCCTGCGTCACGCAGCCCATCTTCGATTTCGCGGGGGTTAAACTCAGACTTGACGCTCAAAACTCGCGCCTTGGTATTGGCCGGGAACGTCACAAGGGAAACTTCCAGCAGATCCACCGCCTTCAGCGTGCGCCTGGGGTCGTCTGGCTGGGTGCGAACCGCCCATTCTTTCGCGCGAAAGCCGATAGATAAGCCGTTGAAGGCCGATCGCGGCTTCATCTTCAGAAGCTCGTAAGCTTCCCTACCGCGGGTGGTGGGGGCAAACTTGCCCTCAACCCAAAGGCCGGTATCGTCTTCGCGCATTTCGGTCCAAACACCGATCGGCGTTGATCCGCCCTCGGAGAAGCCGTGCTGAGACAGCATCACCGGCCACTGGCCAGACGATTTCGCCTTGATCAGCGTGTCTCTGAACGCGCCTTTGGCAATCACGTCGCCATAACTGTCGACATTGCCGAATACAGCGCCGTAGCCGGAGAAGGTCATGTCGCCTTCGTCAGCGACCTTGACTTCGCCAAGGCCGAAGCTGCGATGCTCTATCGCACCGTCATTTTTTGTCGTCATTCTGTGTTCCTTGGCCACTGTCTGGCGGCTTTGCGCCGCCGGCGCCGCCGACATTGGTCGGCTTCGGCAGATTTGCGGCGTCTCCGCCCTTGGCGTTCAGGTCTTCCTCGGCGCGCACTTCATCCTGCGTCATCCACGCAGGAGAACCGCCAGCACCAAGAGCCTTGGAGTAGAAGGTCGCGCGATCAGCAGATGCGCCTCGCATGAGCGAGTTCATGTTGAACTTCGCGAAGAAGCCTTCGTCCTCGTCTCCATCGAGCAAATCGTTGTCGATCGACTGCTCAATGCGCACTACCCAAGGCATCAGTGTGTGGATGACGTGCGCAAGGAAGATTTGCTCGGCGCTGGCGAATGTCATTGCCTGGCCAGAGTGTCCGACCATCGGCGGCAAAACGCGGAAACTGCGGCAAATCTCTTCAATCTGGAATTTGCGGGTCTCAAGATGCTGCGCATCGACTCCCGACATGGACTGTTGCGTCCACTTGAAGCCGGAATCGATTACAAACGGCTTGTGCCGGTTCGAACCGCCGATTTGCGCGGCAATCCACGCCTGAATCTGCTTGTATTTCTCCGGATCGATCTTCTGATCGGTCGAATACGTGCCTGACGTCTGCAGCCCGTTGGCATGCATCTCGGCCTGGGTGTTTTCGGTCGCGATCGTGAGGCCAATTGCCTCGCGAGCCTGTCGAACCGCGTCCAAGCCTCGCCACGTATCCCACGATGGGCCGCGAATATGCCAGATAAGCGACTGCGGGAAGTCCATCGACCGGCCGTCGATACCGGTGACCGTGTATGTCAGCGAATAATCGTTGTTCCGCGTGATCGTGACGCAGCCAGGATCGATCGGAATGAGCTCCTTGACCCGGTTTCTGACGATATTCTTGTAGAAAAAGGCGTTGCCGGTGAGCGCGAGATGGAAAATCATCGTCTCGCGCAGAGCAAACGACGTCTGCCACTGGTTCGGCTTACTGTTCAGAACCTTGTAAAGAGGATGATCAGTAGCCGGCTCGCTGCCCTTGCCGTCGGTGAGTTCCTTCATCACGCGCAAAGGAACCTGCGCGACGCCTTCCGCGATCACGCGAATACATGCGAACACCGTGGAGACGTCCAGTGCGCGTTCCCACGACACCGGCACGCCAGCTTTTGACTGGCGTGCGCCGAAGAAGTCGAGCCATACAGGATCGAACGACACAGCCTTTTCCTCGGCCTTGCGACCGAGCAGCCTATCAATGAAACCCATCAGGCATTCCTTGTTGTTGATTTGCCCGTTGGGCTATGCGGCTTACGCGGCGTAGTCGGCGGCAGGGTCAAGCACCTCCCAGAAGGACTGCGTATTGCGCGCTTCCGGGTTTCGGCTCATGAGTATGGCCGCGTTGAAAACGGCCACGAGCGGGTCAATCTTCGCCCTGCCCGCCGTCTGCTTTGTGATGAGTACCGCGCCGCCACGAACTTCAGTCTTGGCGTTGCCGACGCACCAGTTCATCAGGCGCGATCCGGAATGCCAGAACGTCTTGTTCTTGAGCTTGATCTCGATACCCCATGAAGCCGGCGACAGTGCTGCACCCTGCCTAATGGCTGTGAGAACGTCGCCTTCAATGCCTCTAGTCGACAACTCATCAACCAGCGCCCCGATTCCAAATGGATCGAGGCCGACGCCGTGAATATCAGGTAAAAGGCCACTTGCCTTCACGCGCTCAACGATGGTGGCTGCATCCGTGATTGGCTGCAAAGCGTCTTCACAGATCACCAGGTCTTGATCCTTGGCGAAATCCATCAACGTCGATGCAATATCCTTGCGCCGCTTCAGAACGTCGTCATGAGCCCACGCTCGCGTCCAGCAAAGCCAGTCGCGCGTGTTCTTGTCTCTGCCAACAACGGCGAGACCGAACAAGTCATCGAGGCCACCGCCGTCGATGCCGACCGTGACAACCTCTGAACGTTCAAGCAGCGATTCCAGCGTAAGAACCGAAGCTCCTACCTCCCAATAATCAGCGCCAGGCCACCGATCGGCGCGCAGATTGAGGCCGATCTCGACGTTGAGGTGCTTGGAAAGGAACGTGCGGCGCGTATCACCGTCGCCGGCCATTTCCTTGCGCAATTCGTCCTCGAGCCACTCACGGCTCACCGAGCGCCCCATGTTGGGGTTGGTGATGTAGAAGTGCTCCGACTTTAGGTAATCTTCCCGCTCGAGCATCTGCCGAGGAAACTCGTATATGACGCCAAGGCTCTTGCGGTCGCTGATGTCGCCGTCGCGGATGCTCCGGAAATACTCAAGCTTCTGCTTGAATACCCCAGCCGGGGGGGCATCAGACTGCGTCGACAGAGAGATGACGAAGCCCTCCGGCCTCGACACCAGACCACCCGTCGCCTCGCGAAGCATCGCGTCGGCGTGCGGCTTCTTGCCGAAGATCCAGAGCTCGTCGATAAGGATGAACGCAGCCTTCTTGCCGCTAACGGTATCCGTATCGGCCGCAACCACCTTCAAGACGGCTTTGGTCGTCTTGTGGGTGATGGTCCGCAGGTGATCCTGAACGTGCAGGGTGATAGCCAACTCGGGATCATGACGAATCATGTCGGCGGCAGGCTTAAATGCGTTTTGCGCTACCTCGATCGTGGGTGCCAAGATCAGCAATTCTGCCGAAAGGCGCCAATTCCTGATGAGGGCCGTGACCATGATGCCGGCGGCAATGGTCGATTTGGAGTTCTTTTTGCTGATGAGCAGGAAGAACTCTTTGATAAGCCGCTCACCAGTCGCGCTGTCGTACGCGCCGAAGATCGCAGCCACGAAATCGAAAACCCACTGGCCGCAGGCTTCTCCGAAAGTCGGACAGCCTGGCGCATCGACGATGCGTAGTGACTTGAAAACCTCAAGTGCCGCAGCCGCTTCATCTGGAAAGAGTGGTTCGCATGGTATCAAAGATTGGCGTTCGACGATGCGCCGTTCCCAATCAGGACAAGCCGTCGTCCATTCCATTCTTTACTCCGATGCGGTGCCCTTGGGCGGCGGCGGGGTCGCGAAACGACCAGACGAAGCCACCTTTTCAGCCTCAAGCTGCTGCAGTTCCTTCTTGCCCATCATCTTGTCGGACGGCTTTTCATGAACATACGGAGCCGCCGCGATTGCCATGCGGTCACGGCGCTCGCTGTCAGCCTGCGTGTCGTTCATGACAGTGAGCATGTAATCGAGCGGCGACATACCAGACTGGCGAGCCGCTTTCTTTACGTCAGGCGCAACCTTAATCGGCTTTGCCTTGGGGGCTTTCGCGCCTTTAGGGCGCCCAGCCCCAGGTCGAAATCCACCACTGGCCATGGGTCAAAACGGCCTCTCGACCGCCTCCAAAAAAATCAAAAGAATCGGAAAAAAAGTCCAAATGAGGGGGACGCGGGTGCGGCGCCTGGCAATGCCCCAGACATTTGATCCCCCACCCCTGCTCACCACCATACGCCTGCAGGTGTTGCCTGCTCTTCCTTCTGCTTCTCGGTTGAGTGACACACCTCGCATAGGCACCAAAGGTTGTGGCGATCCCAGAACAACTCGGGATCGCCACGATGTGGCTTGCGATGGTCAGCAACGAGCTTCGATGTGTCACCCTCGATGCGAGCGCACATCTGGCATTGGAATGCGGCCTCAACCAGTACATCCCATCGCATGTCTCGCCAACGCTTCAGGCCGTACCACCTCTTCCAAGGTGCACGCTGTGCGCGCTCTTGGTCTCGGGTGATTGGGGCTGCTTTGCTGATGGTATGTGATGCGGATGACAGGCGAGGCTTAAGCGTTGATAGTTTGGTCATGTCCGACCCAGCCCCTAACCCGAACGGGTGACGAACACATAGACGAACCGGCTGCAATCAACTACATTAGCAACCTGTGATCGACCAAGGGGGAGGACGATGCACAAGGTATGGTTCATAGCCCTTGCAGCACTAGCCAGCTGCAACTCCAGCTCATCCAGCGAGTGGAAAGAAATTCAGACCAACAGCAAGGAGTCTCGCTTC